ATATACAAAATGTTTGTTATCTAGATCTATTATACAATAGTTTTTCATGTTTGTAAACATTTTTTCTACATTTATTCCACACTTAGAGTAATGTCTTGGTTCGGGCATTAACTCTATCTTCTTAATCTTATTTAGACCGTATTTAGTTTCTACAGTATCACCTACATAAAATATATTATCAAACTTAACCATACTATATCTCCTTAGTTTCAATTTTTAAAATTTCATTTAGATCTAACATTAAACACTTAAAAGTATTGAATGCATTTTCTACTGATGTTGTTTCACAACCTCCAAGTTCTACCACTGAAAGTGTAATTGATTTAGTAACACTATCTTGAGTGTATATTGATGTTTGATATTCGTGCATTATTGTACTCCCTGTTCTTTAGCTGCATTAATAATAATTGGTGTGAACATTTCTTCTGCTCTTGCTTCAGCATTATGCCAAGCTACATCAGTCATATGATTTTGAGCTGGTGACCAACCATCAAACATTTGTCTGAATTCACCACGTCTGTTACAAAGACCGTTGTTGAAAAGATCATAAAGACAATTTTGTGCTTTTCTGAATTTTTCAAGGTTTTTGTTTTTAGACCTAGGGTTTTCACATTTACCTTGTAAAGGTAATAGTTCATTTAACTTATCAGCTAAATGTTTGAAACCAGGATTTACTCCCCATGATGGTTGAAATAATTCTGTTTGGTAACCTTTATACATATTTTTAAACTCCGCTTGTTTCATTTTATAGATCTATTATACTACAGTTTTACGTAAATGTAAAGGAAAAAATGCACTTAAATGAAAAAAAGTGATTAACATATTAATCATTTGGTACAATCCTTTCTTCAACTTCTTTGATGTGTTTACATTTTCTGAATGCAATACACGTACAATCAAAGCCACTATCATACATAGTAACATTGTATGTATCACCTTTAGATCCAGTCACCGGCCATCTTATGCCGACGAATGGATGTTTATTAGTATTTATGATTTCAGATTCATGTGCCATTATAATGTACCATATTTGTTGGCCATTAATTGATTCCAGTACTTAGCTTGAGAACCAAACCTTGTTGATTTCTCACCGTAATCACCAGGAAATTTACCATTTCGTGGCATAGCTTTAGGTTGTTTATTAGGAGAACGATTGGCGTTAGACCTAGATGGTGCGTTTTGAGTAGTGTTGAATTTAGTAGACATAATATAAAAACTCCCTTTTTAATTTTATAGTACTATTATACCATAGAAATTAGGGAATGTAAAGGAAAAAATGCACTTAAATGAAAAAAAGTGCATTTTATTTTATTTAAGAAGCCATTAATGTATTTAAAGTATTTGTCTCATACTTTGGTAAAATGTCCCAACTTTTATTGATACCTAAGAAACGACATAGTTGATCTACATATCTTTTATGTCTCTTTTCCCACTTACTTTCCCAAGCCTGTTCGGCATGTAATGTAGGGTGATGTAAAAGTATTAATAAGTTTTTAGGTCTTTCATCTAGCAAAGAAGGTAATAATCCGTCATAAGAAAAGTTGGCTGAAGATACTACAAAAAGTTTTAATCCTTCAACTTGTCTAGATTTCTTTTCTTTCTGTAATCTGTCATACATTTCTGGATCTGACCAATTCAACCAAACAAGGTCTTTACCCATACCATCAAGGTATATATCTTGCTCCATCAATCTTTTGCCTTCTCTTATTCTAGTATCAGCCATTGACTTAGTTAAACCCATTCTTAATAATGCTGATTTAGCACCATCAAAATGTTTATGCTCTGACCAATAAGAATATAAAAACTTTTGAACATCCGCCTTATTAATTTCAAGTCTTGGTTGCTCAGACAGTTTATTCAGAATAAGCCCATACTCCTGTAGTTCTAGTGGAGTATACTTAATCCACACATTTTTTTCTATAAAAATTACTGGATAATCAGATGCACATGATTTCAGTGCAGCTTTGTACCTATGGTTACCATCTAACATAGAGTGTAAACTCGGACCTCTGTAATTAGCTAAAACAACTATAGGTTCCATACCAAGAGTAGAACATGACTTATCATTAATACGTTCAGCTATTGTATCAATATGAACTGTATTAGATCTGACGTGTCTAACTTGGTAATGAGTGTACGTACCAATTTCAACTAAAGATTGTATTGTGGGGGTAATTTTTGCGGTTTCAATCGCGTCGTCTAGTGTTTGAAATTTATTCATTTTGAACTCCTTTGTTCATGAATTGCGAGATTTCGGATTATTCCTAATTTCTCTATTTTATATATCTATTATATACTAAAAAAGTAGAAAAGTAAAGGACTTTATTTTCTACTTAGTGTAAATTATTGGCTGCTGGGGTAGGAGTCGAACCTACAAGCTTTTAGCACACGAGAAACAATCGTGCGTGTCTACCAATTTCACCACCCAGCAATAAACCTATATGGTCTCTAAAGCCGGGATCATTCTTGTTATTCCAATTCCTCCACCAACTCTTGGAAAGAAATCAAACTTTAAGAACTCTTCTAACTCTGCTTCTACTCTTTCTTTACCGAATAAATCAAATAAAAGATTAGCATATGCACCATCTGTAATTGTATGGAATGTATCACGCATCTGATCAACATCACATGATCTTTCAGCTGAACCTATTGTTTCCATACCACCTAATATGACATCGATCTTTTTAGATCGTACTCGATCTGCATATCTACTCATATTCCAAAATGGACTTGTAAATTCTGGAAAGTCTGTAATCATTGCTGTACCAAATTGCTCAAACATTTTTGTTTCATGTTCAGCTTCTAATTCTTGTTCAGGCTTTAAACCAAAGAACTGTTGCCATTTTCCATAAGGTCTTTCTTCTGGTTTTTTAAATCCTAAGTAGTTAACAAGTTCATATTCCATTCTTGCAAGATCATATATGTTACCCGGCATTTCAAATTCAAACATCGGAAAGATTATATCGTGTCTTCCGGGTATTGCGTTTGGTTCTTGTCTATACGAAGTGGAGACACAAAAAAACCCCTTAGATTCAGGGGCGGATAATAATTCGTGTTCTAACCACATTTGACCTGTTTGCGGCAGTGGCCATACTTGGCCTGCATAATTGTAAGTAGCAACATTAAATGGATCTTCGCATGCTGCAAGGATAGATAATCTATTTTGAGTGTGTACTTCTAAAAAACCTTTCTCTAAAAAAAATGACCTTAAAAGGCCAACTGTATCTGTGAATTTTTGTGGGGGTATTAGCTGAGTCATTGTATTTCCTTTATTTCATAAATCATATTATATATACGAATTTTACGTTAATATTTTATCTTTTTTAAATTTATTACCATTCCATACGTATACACCTTCATGTACATATTCTTTAGACTTCTTATCATTAATAAAAATATAAACTATATCAGGATAATTTCTCCACATTTCAAGTTTTGCTTCTTTACATCTATCGAGTACATACGGAATATTGCCAGAATGTTCTGTAGTTTTAATTTCCACTGGATCAAGCATTGGATCTAATAAATCTTTATACGGTCTTTCATCATCGTCCCAACCGGTTTCAAGTAAGTATTGCTCCGGAGCATGGCCATATAAACATACCTCAATTATTTGATTAAGGGTTCTGCCACGAGCTGTAGAAGGTTTTCTATGTATCTGTTTAGCTTCATTTACAGCACGGTCATACCATTCATTTTTGTTTTTAATATCATCAATACTGAATGACATATCCATATTAAATATTTTTGTAGACGTATTCAAGTGCACGATCTGCCTCCTTATCCATTGGTCTTGATTTATACCAATTACCAGTGTCAATATCTATTTCACGGCATAGTGTTGTAATTTCTTGAGCTGTAATTGGATATTTGTTTTTAATTGCATTACCAGCAGTAGCAACCATAATCTGATACATTTTATGATACCAACCGGTATTGTTAATTAATTTATATTCAGTTACCATTTGCTTTGGTACAAACGGGCAATTTCTATATGTTGACCAATTTATATTAGTATTATCGAGTTTTGATTTTCTATGTTGTATTATTTCTTTTTGCATGTCTTCAGGTAATCTATCAAAGAAACTACTACTGTTACTTTTTTCTCTATACGGAACTTTAGTCATTACCACATCAGGATCGATAGCATCCCCATCATTACTAAAGATAAAATTAAAAGCATTATCATATTTTGCTGGAATATAATACATACGAGATAGATCTTTGGTTTGTTTATCTCCAACTTCGCCGAGTAGCGTTTGGAGAGCAAACCAAAAGTGTCGAATCTTTTCAGCTTGAACATTTTTTGTAAGTGGAAAGACAATACGAAACTTTGGTAAAGATTGTGTACTGCTAGCAGTAGAATAGCAGACATACTTATAATTACCAAACTTAGTACGAAGTGCGTCATGTAGATCTCCTTCAAATATAAAATCATCAACATCAACTGCACACCAACCTGACCACATAGTAACATTATCATTTGCACGAGTAGTGTCAGGTTTGTAGCAAGCTGGTGACATTAATGGAGCATCTTTCTTAGAAGCAATCCTTCTTTCAGATAGTCCATACAAAGCTTGTTCAAAAGAATCGAAATCTTTGAATGTTAGCTTTTCTTTAGTTTTATTATCAAATATGCTCTTAAAAAGAGTCAGTGATATTTCCATGATTTCCCTTGTGTGTTGGTCCTTCCCAACCTTCAGGTTTTACCAAGTCTGGTAATCCAAGAGGATTAGGTCTACCTTCTTTAATGCCAACTTCTTTTGACATATTGGCTCTATATACTTCGTCCCATGCTTTATTAGCATCAACACCAAATACTTCAAGTGTACCGATAGCAAAAACACATAAGTCAATAATACCATCAACTATTTCTTCTGCATCTTTTTTCTCAAAAGCATTCTTTGTTTCATCAAGTTCTTCTTGCATCATACCAATTCTAAATTGCATGAACTTATTAATTTTTCTCCAATCTACATCGGATTGCAATTCAGCTTGCATCCATTTGTTGACACCATATTTTTTATGCATGTCTTGCATGTCTTTAAACCAGTTTGTACTCATACGAAAAAATCCTCCAAGGTTGTTTGTTCTTCGGCAGACCAGCCGATAGAATGTAGTATTAGGTTAAGTGGTTCTATAAATGTTTTGTTAAATTGTAAATCATAATCAATATAGTTATGCAACTTTAATTCTTTTGGTAAAGCATCTTGGAAAGCAATAACATTTTCTTTGATTGGATTTGGCAATTTAAGATAGCAGAACTTTATTCTACTACCATTTGTAATTAATTCATACTGTTGTTGTAATTTATTATACTTAAGATATTTATTGAAGAGCAATGAGCCTCTTACGTGTATTGGACAACTTTTCTTATATATTGTTTTGTGATCATGCCAGTCGGTGATATTTGATACTCTTCTAGGAAATGCAACCTGCTCAGGATTTAAAGTTTTAAATTCATTACGAAAGTCTTGAATAAATCTTTGTGCTTCGGCTTCAGTACCAGATATAATTAAGTTAAATGCTTTCTTAAATTTATCACGTACAACTTCAGGTGTAGAAGACTTAATAGCTTCAATACCCATGATTTTAAGTTTAGGTTCTTTATATTGAATGCCTTCATTGTTATGAACATTAAGAATATATCTTTTCTTAGCAGTCCATATACCACTGTCGGATATACCTTCTCTAGCCATGACCATTCTATTTTTATGAGCATTCATATTTTTAAATAACTTTTCATAAGCTTTTTGTAATATAGGTTCAAAGTGTTCTTTACAAATTTTATCTAAGAAGTATACGGGATTAGCTGGAGATAATTTCTTAACTAATGGACCAAAGTTAACATATAAAGAATCCGTATCAATTGCTACAACATAATCTTTTTCTGACTGAAGTAATTTATTCATAGCAGCATTCATTGCTTTTTCAGCCCATTGAATTGCAAGTTGACCAGATAAGGTAACACCTTCAGCAAGTCTAATATCGAAATAATGAAAGTGTTTATTGCCAAGTGCACCATAAAGACTATTTAGTAGAATTTTTATAGCCAACTGTTTATTTTCAAGTGTAACTATTTCTTTATCGAGTTGAGCAGTATAACCATTTTGTATTTCTTTTTGTGCGGCTATCTGCATTTGCTTTACTGAAACACGTTCATCATAGTATTCTTCAATGATTTGTGGTAATACACCGTCAATGTCTTTACGATAAGAAGAACCATTTGCTGCAACCGAATATTCACTATCAACGCTTTGACCACTAAGATAATAACCAACATCATTCATATGATTGTTATCAGTTAAAGTTTCTGGTGACATATTGTATTGTACAATTAAGTTTGGATACAGTGAATTTAAATCAAAAGATACTATCCAATCATGTCTACCAACTTGTGGTTCTTTAACGTAACCACCTGCAAAAGACCTATATGGTTTTTCATTGTCACTTAAAGGTACAACTACTTTGCTTAAGTTTAGTTTACGATATATGATTGATTCCCATATAGCAGTAACACCAAAGGTATCTTGGTAATTAACACCACCTTTGTAAGCTATAGTTAAGGCCAATGTAATAAGAGCCATCTTTTCTTCGAGCCTGTCAACTAACTGAACATCTTTCATGTTATAGTCAATGTACTTTTGGTGATCATCTTTATACAAGTTTTTAAGAGAACCTGATTCTTCGTATGAAAGTTTCTTTTCACCAAGGACAACATAAGCAATATGGTTTAATGCATATGATTCTTGTGGACCATAGGTATAACCAAACTTTTGAAACAATTCCATGTAATCAAGAGTTTGAATGCCGGGTATTTCATATACATCATTTTCACTACCACGTTTAGTAATTCTTCTATGTTCGAGTTGCATGTTCCAAGGTGAAAGCTTTTGGATTTCTTGTATACCTAAAACCTTAGCCATACGATTTACAATGTATGGTATATCAAAAAATCTTGTATTCCAACCCGTTATAACATCTGGTATAATATCAGGGTGTGACCAGAATTCTAAGAACTTACTAAGAAGTTCTTCTTCACTATTACATCTAGTATATTTGACATCACTAATAAGAGCTTTAGTAGTATCGAATTCACCGTAACCCCATACGTGATATGTAGAGAATTTACTTGACTTATAGGTTATAGCAAGTATCCTTTGACTTGCTTCGTTAGGATGTGGAAAGCCTGTATCATAATCTGTTTCAATATCAATTGTGCCAACATTAATTAACTCACGTTTAAATTCTATATCGCGTGGATATTTTTGAGTGACAAACTGTTGTGCAAACTTTTTGTTTCCATATATGTTTCTACCAGATACACCAATGTTTTGCTTTAACCACTGATTAGCTTCAAACATGCTTTCAAATTCTATAGGTGCAACATCCTGACCATCGAATCCAGTCCAGCCTTCTTTCTTCTTAGATGAAACAAATAGTGTTGGCTGGAAATATTCTTTACGCATAAATCTTTCACCGTTGTTTTGGTAACCCCGGTGAAGAATATAGTTTTTGTATCGTAATACGTTAGTGTAAAATGACATTTAGTTTTGGTCCGGTTTAGGTTGATTCCATGGCCATTGATTTGTTGTCCAGGCCGTGATGAGATTAGGTACGTTTATATTGTATTGTGATAATTCGTTTTGAAATTTTTGTAAATATAAAATTTTATGTGGAATTGTTGGTTGTGATTGAAAATTAATATAGTGTTGTTGTAATTTAGTCATAAGCTCTCCCTTGATTATAGATCTATTATACACCAGTTTTAAGTAAATGTAAAGGAAAATATGCGATTTTATAAATAAAAATCGCGGCCGTTTTCGAGTTTATATAATGATAGTTCGAAAATGAGTTTTTGAGTTAATGGTGGTAGTGAATTATATGGTGATGATGAAGTAGTAGTTGGATCCGAAAATAGTAAATCTGCGAATTTGTTAATAATATGATTGTTTTTAGAAATATATTTTTTAATGAATGGTGTTGGGTTGTTTAGATTATAATTTAACATTTAGTTCTCCTTTAATTATAAGTACTATTATACCACACTTTTCAGCAGATGTAAAGGAAAAAATGCATTTAAGTTAAAAATAATTTACAGCACTATAAAAAGGAATCTTTCTTTCTTTAATTTTAGTAGATCCACCTAAATCTGGTAGATCGACAATACACAAGACTGCTACAACCTTTGCAGCTAAGCTTTGCACTATATCAATAGTTGCAAGTATTGTACCACCTGTAGCACACAAGTCATCTATAATAATCACATGATCTTTGTTATCGATATTATCTCTTTGAATTTGTATAGTGGATTTGCCATATTCTAAATCATATGTTTTAGATATTACATCACCAGGCAGTTTACCTTCTTTTCTCGCTAACACTAGAGGTATAGACGAGTTGTGAGCAAAAGGACTTGCAAATAGAAAACCTCTTGCATCTATTCCTATAACTTTGTCGGTATAACTTTCACTAGTGTATTTTAATAAATTTTCTGTAATGAAATTATTAGTTAATTGAAATCCTGCAGGTTCTGCGCATAAACCTGTAGTGTCATAGAATTTTATGCCTTTTTTAGGAAAGTCTTCATAACCTTTTATATAATCTTTTATTTCCATTAATAACTCTGTGCTAATCTCCAAGTCAAGTATTCTTTACTTTCAATAGGTTCATACTTATCTGGAGTGTTTGTTAAATTTTTTATTATAGTGCCTTCAGC